ATGCCAGTCGGCCCATGACAAGTCGTGCAAGATGGTATGGATACTGTCCATGTCGGCTCCTAATATTGGACCCCGTCCACGAGGACACGCAGGTCATGGAATCTCTCATCGTCCCAGCCATGCTGTTCGCGCTGTCTGGGGTCGTCACAGTAGCCAAGACTGTCGCCGGCATTACGGGCGTCATAGTCCATCGACGCCGCCAGGGCCAACTGGTAGTCGTTCTCGTAACTGGCGTTGTCGTCGTGCCGCTTGGTCGCTTCCGCCAGACAGGCGTAAAGCAGTGTGCGGGCATGAGGAGAGCCGCCCGGCGGCCAGGGGAAGCCTTCCGTCAGCATCTCCCCAGAAATGTGGTAGGGCATCCTGAACGGATAACTGGCGTCCGGCGGCGGATAAACGACCATGGCCCGCTTCTGTTCTGTGACCCCGCTGGCCAGCTTGTGAAAGACTGCCGCCGCCAGGGGGATGCCGGTGACATTTGGCATCTGCGATAGGCGCATGCGGACGAACGCCTCGTTCATTATCGGAATGGGCCGATAAGCCGTCTGTGGTGACTCCCAGAGGATCGGCCCGTCCGGGGCCCCGAAATCGGCTGGCAAGTCGTACTCGATCTGGCCGATCTGTGTGCCGAAGTGCCACACCTTCCTCAGAAACGACCAGTGATAGGTGGCCCCGGTGCGAATCTGGAAAGCGGAGAACAGGAAGCGGCGCAGACCGGACTTGATCCAGGCCACGATGGACTCGGAGTCTTCTGTGGAGAAGTCGGCCACCACCCGGCCAAAGCCAAGATGGAAGCCGAGCTCCTGCTGAATCTCGGTGTAGTCGGCGCCAAGTGTCACGGGTAACCATCCCCGGCGTTGTTGGTGTAACCGAAGGCCAGCCAGTTCATGGTCATGGTTGTCGTGGTAGCCGCCGTCATCAGTGAGAAGGCCGGCGCCAGGTTGATGTCATTGGGGAATGTGACCGCCGCGATCGGCGTGGCTCCAAGCCGGGCTGCCACGACTTCCTGCCCGTTCGCGAACACGGACAAAGTCTCCTTGCCGTCGAAGGCGAAGCCAACCTTGACGAACGCGTCGGCAACCAGCGTGTGAATGGCAAGCGGTGTTGCCGCCGTCTGGCCGCTGTTGCGATAGACGAACGCCAAGGTGTCCATCGTGGTAGTTTCGGCCTTGTAGAAACCGATGTAGTTTCTGTCCGGGATGGCGCCGGCCGTGCTGAGGTGCGATGCCGCTGCTGGCAATAGCATGTCGAACAGGCCGAAGAAAGCACTCGCCGTCGTCGTGGCGATCGAGGATAACTTGACCCTGGTTTCGAAGTAGACGCAGCGCCCGGAATTCCTGGTGATCCTGACCCCGCCGAACATCTTGGCGAAGGCGATTGATTCGTCAGCCGCGTCGGACGCGAACGTGGCGGCGTTGACGTTGGCGATGCCGGCATCAACGATGGTGGCGCCGTCGGCCAGGTAGGTGTTCCAGCCACCGGCGAAACTGGCGGTGTTGGTCAGCACCTTGGGGATGTCGAGGAAGTCGAGCACGGTGAAGTGCCCGATCTTCCCCAGTGGGTTCATGATGATGTTGCCCTTGGGGAAGCCCTTCCCGTGCGGGTGAGAGCCTACACCCCAAAGCAGCGGACTCGGTACGGTCTGCGGTGCCGAGACGCCTTCTGACGGTATCGCTAAAGCTACAGCCATTGAAATCTCCTGGAAAGAAAGCGCTTTCACTGCTTCAAATGAAGCAGTGTGTCTCGGTTATGGGTTAGCCGCCGCGGTCACGCCAATCGACAGTTTGCGTGGGTCGTAGACGACGATCTGGAACCGGGAGTCCACCCACACCACCCAGACCGTGTGCTGGAACGGCGCCTGCATGGCCCGGCGTTCCTTCATCCACTTGCCCTTGTTGTAAACCGTCTTCATCGCCCCCCAGTTCATATGAATGATCGGGTTGTCCGAATCCTCATCCAGCTTCGGGGCGTAGATCATCGGTGCGCGGGCATAGGTCGGCGTTTGAGCGCTAAAGTCGAAGCCGAGGTTGTCGTTCCGCTTCTCTGCCAAGCGCTCGAAGGAGTTGAGCGTGGCCTCGTTCATGTAGTGCTCGTAGCGGTCGCCAGTCGTGAAGCTGTTGTTGTTGATGCCGGTCGGCGGTGTGAAGTTGGTCTTCCTCACCATCCGCCGCATCTTCCTGACCAGGTCGTCCTCGATGACGTCCGTGTACTGGTAGGTCCAGTTCTTCCACCTGGGGTACGTGGTCGGGTTGAACGGCCCTTTCATCGTGTGCCCGGATGCCGCACCGCCGTTGAAGGCCCCGTCCGGCGTGGCAATGGACTTGGTGATCCAGTAACGCATGTTGAACGGCGTCGTGGTGTCGGCCAGGACCGGGGGCGTGCCCCACCACCAGTCTTCAATGAACGTGGCCCAGCCCATGAGAGCGGCCTGACGCTTGACCCGGATGTAATCCTGGATCATCGTCTCGCCCGAGTTGATGTCGATCTCTTCCTCGTCCCAGAACCACTTGAAGTCACTGGCCCGCCAGTCCACGAACCCGTGCGTCAGGACTTCCTGGCGATTGATCTCGCCATCCGTGGCGTAGTAGCCACGGAAGCGGGCGTTCTGCTCGAAGCCGAACTGCATGTTGACGCGGATACGTGTGCCGCCATCGGAGCGTACCTGGCTTTCGCGCATGAGGCGGTTAAAAGCCAGGAACTCAATGAGGTCGGTGGAATGGTCGGTCAGTTTGAACCGGCCCAAGTCTTCCGTCCCTGATTCGATCAGGTCGGGAATGTCGGTGGTCTGCAATACGGGCATTCTCGATGCCTCCTAATCAACCGGGAAGAAAGACATTAGACTCGTCGCTCCCTGGGTGCGGCGAATCCTTTGGGTCGTAGCCCTTGTCCAGTAAAGTTTGCCTCAAGGCCCCGCCACGCACTTGCTCGCCGCCCTGGCGATGCGTCGGCAGGCCCGTGAATTGTCCAACGCCGTTGCGGTCCATCCGCTTGGCCAGGGCCGCTGCCGCCGCACGACGCTTGGCCGCTGTTTTCTCGGCATCCGTGGGGGAGGGAGGGCCATTTGGCACATCCGAAGTTTTACTTGGTGTGCCATTTGTCGCCTTGACTGCTACATTTGTAGCAGTCGCCTTGCCGGTCACCAGCGGCACCATGGCCTTGATGATGTCCGAGACCGGCGGCTTTTCGCCTTCGTCCGTGTAGGTCTTGTAGACCGCCGAGATGCGGGACACGATCTTATTGAGCACCGGCGGCGCATAGGACTTGGCATCGAAGCCGGCTTCCTTGAAGGTGTCCTCGACCGCTTTCTGCCGGTCGGCCTGCTGGCGGCGCTGCATATCGCCGACCAGGTTGGGCAGCACCTTGTCCACTTCCTCCAGCGTCGCCTTGTAGCGGTCGTACATGGCCTTCATCGACTGGGCCATCTTGACGACGGCCGGATCGAAGCCGGCGGACTCCAGTTCCTTCGGATCGGGGAACTCCAACTCAGGCTCTGGTTCAGGAGGCGGCGCCGGTGGGGTCGCTGCTTCTTTAACACCAGCCGGTTTCACCGCCTCCCGTTGCCGCGACATGATGTTCAGCGTGCGCAGGAGATGCTCGGGTGACCCGTAGGACTCGGCTTCTTCCCTGGTCAGACCGAAGTTCTCAGCAATGCCCAGAAGCTCCGTGTCGATGACAGGCTCCACCGGCGCAGAGGCGGGTTCCTCTGCCGGTGGAGCGGTCCCGCTTGGCGCTTGAACCGGAGTACCCGCCGGTTCCGCACCCTGTGGCCTGGTAATGTCCTTGAGGAAGAAGTCGGTGTCTTCGTCGATGCCCTTGGCGCCGAAGTCGGTTACTTCCTTCTCCGATGGGCCCGGCACGGCACTCGGCCCAGACGCCTCGGCAGGCTCCTTGGGTGCTGGTAGATTGGTCTGGGCGGCGTGCTCGACCAGGGTGCTGACCTCGGATGGTCCGCCATCGGCCGGAGATGGGATGTCTTCCAGGATGGGATCGTTTTCGTTGAAGTCGGTTTCTTCTGCCATGGGTCACCTATTGGGCCGCGATCATGTATTCGAGAAGTACGGCACCCGTATCAGCCAGGGCGTAAGGAGCCACGGTAGGTTCCAGCCTGACAGGCCAGACTTCGCCCGGCAAAATATGCAGGAACAAGGCGCCAGCTGAACCGTTGCGGATGTCGATGAAGTTGGTCGCATCGCAGTTTTTAAACCAGGCAACCCCTGGAGTCGTCACCGAACCCATGTCAAGGGCAGTGGTCACGTTGCCAGGAACAAGTTGCTTGTTGTGGACGTAGTTGACGCCTGACATGTCCGCCACCGTCTCGATGGACTTCTCAATAGGCAGCATGTCGTCCGGTGAGACGGTGATCGTGCCAGTGAAGTTGATCTCGGCAACCATATTAAGGGTCCGAATAGCCGCCGTTGCGATCGATCATATGATGGGCACGGGCGAAGGCTTTACGGTGCGCCGCCGAGGTCAATACAGGTCGCCCGTCCGGTAAATACTCGGTCGGCACACCGATCTCCCTGGCATTGGCGGTCGCTTCCTGTGCTTGTGAGGGATGGACCATCATGGCGTCGGAGGCCATGGGCCAGCAACTAGACCCATGGCCGCCTGGTGCCGCAGAGAAATCAAGTCGTGATGGGACCAGCCTGGCAAACTCATGTGCGCTGACAGGCCGGCCGTCCAGGAAATACTGGTTCTTGTTGGGATCGGTTGGGTGATAGATGACGCGGAACATCGAGTACCAAAAAAAACGGGAGCTGGTTGTTCACCAGCCCCCGTTAGAGGCTCGATGCTAACGGCATCTCACCGGAAGCAACGCCGGCTATGCCTTAATTTGGACGCTGGCGATGGCCAGCTCCCTGAAGGACACTCTAGCGGAGATTGTCGCGACTAAGAGATGTAGAGTCAAGGCTTTATTGTCTTTGCCCGTTCTGACCACCCTGTTTCATCATCGCCATCACTTCCTGCATCTGGGCCTCTTCCGGGTTCTCCGACACGCTTCTCCGTGTATATTCGCCCGTCCCTGGCGGTCTCACACGCGCACCAGCTGACTGCGTGTTGGCCTGCGGTTGTTGCATCGGATCGACCGGGTTGACCTTCAAAACCTCATCCAAATCGACCAATCCCTGGTAGTCCGCGATCTTCCTGGCAAAGGCGATGATGTCAAATGAAGCACCCTGGGCCTGCAGCGCCTGCATACCAGGAAGGATAACTCCCTGGAAGATGTTCATCCATTGCTGGATCCTCATCTGCGGACTGATTGGCCCCATGGAGAACGGGTGCACCGAGAACTGGAGCCGGAAGAAACCGTCAATGTCCCGCTGCTCGGGGCCGAGCTCGCTGGTTATCGACCGGCCCGGCATTCCGGGGATCGGCGTCTGGGTTTCCTGGGTACGCCGCGAGTTCCATTCGTACCAGAGCATCGACCGGCATACCTGGGCCGTCCTCTTGTAAACCTCCCCCTGCATGAACTGGATAAGGGTGGCCGAGTTCTGGTTCAGCATCTTCTCCTGGCCTAAAGTGCCGGCATCAGTTCCCAGGCCACCCAAGACGTCGAAGTTGCCGCCAAACTTGGATATCTGCTGTGCCCAGTTGAGCATGACCGCGAAGTTCTGCTGGTCGGGGCCGCCTAAACGGGTTTCCTTGAAGGACTCTGGATGGCTGACCGGCACGACGTCGCCGTCCGAACACTTCCTCACCTTGTCCGCATCCTGGGTCATTGTGCTCTGGACCAAAAGGTTCGTCTTCTGCCGGTCCGCTTGCCGGAAACTCTTGCGGGCAAGCCGGTTAATGGCCTCGTGCATGTCGTAGATGGCGTGGACTGGAGGAGAGGCTAGGAGGGCGCCAGGAAATCTGTCGTAAGAGAGACCGTGGTAAGGGCCCATTCTGTCCGGACCGTGCATACCGACATAAGGTTCTGACATGATCGGTCGGTGATCGATGACATTTCCGATAACGGGCAGGTGTAAAATGACTCCTTCTTTCGGAAGATAGATTTCAAAGCAGTCGATGTACTCCCTGAGCCGGTTGAAGTTGAATGGGGTGTCCTGGGCGAGGGTTTCGGTCTTTTCATAGCCGAGCTCGTTCATCTGGAGGTAAGGGTCGCCCTTGAGGTTCTTGACCCGCTTCTGGTCGTAGCCGGAACCGGGCCTCGTGAGGATGTCCTTGGCCACGGTGTAACGGTGGCCGATGTAATCAAGCTGGTTCCATTTCTTGGCCGCCATGTCCCAGACCGCCCGCTCGGGGTCAATATTATCCAGGTACGGAAAGCCCATGTCGGGGAAGCCGTCGTAACCCTGGGTCAGGCCCGAACAGACCTTGAGAAGGGCGATCGGATAAACGATGGCGTCCAGCGCCCATATATGAAGGATGGTCTCCAGGTCCAGTTGGTCCGATTTCTGGGCGAACCACTCCTGAAAACTCCGGGCGGCGGCCCTTAACTGGGGATCACGGGTCTCAACTAGGATTCTGGGGGAGCGGGACACCAGATGTCGTGACAGGATTGAGGTCTGCATCCTGAGGAACGGCATGATGACCCGCTCCTTGGCACCGCCCGAGCCATAGTGCCGGCCCACGATCTGCCGCCAGATGTCGAGGCGCTTCTGGATGCCGGGCATGATCTGGCGGCGTGACCACTGGATCGAGTCGCAGAGGTTGACCAGAAACTTCTCTGGAAACTGGGGAATGTCGGATTCCGGCTCCACGTAACTGCCGGTCATGGTGGTTGGTTCGTCGTCAAGAAGGGTCGGCATGAATCACCCTGTTTCGGATGGGGGTGACAAGTGTCACCACCCATCACTCCCCCAGCCATCGTTCACGAGCGCCATGCGCTCCATGTCCATCTGGTCCCGCCACGCCATCGAACCAACCGGCGGCGCCAGCTCCTCCGGCTTCTGCTTGCTCTTGAGGAACACCGTGCCGTCCTCTTCGATCAGCAGATTCGCCAGAGCGTCGGCGGTGACGATGTCGCCGTGGTTGGCGCCGGCCCCAGCTGGATCGTCCTTGAGAAGCTTCAGAGCGTGGCTGACACTGCGGCCATCATAGACAAATTCCAGACATTCCGCCAATGCTTCCTTGCTTGGGTTCAGGAAGGTGCCTGACGATAGGGACTGGCGGTACTGCTCCATGAGCACGCGATTGGCGTCGGCGTTGGAGGTCCAGCCGGGGTCGTCGGTCATCTCCGGAGACAGGGAATTGGTCGAACGCTTGCGGAAGTAGACGTTGCCATATTCCAGGTTGTTCATGAGCTCCTTGCGGAAGTGGCCTCCGGGACCGTTGGCTTCCCAGATGACGATGGCGCCGTGGAAGAAGGTGGCGAGATCCTTGACGGATTCGGCAAACTTCTCTGGTCTGAGGAAAGGGTCACTGAGTTCGCCAACCTTCTCTCCCGTATCAAGGTTAACCACGCTCGCGGTGGAAGGGGTCGAGTGGGCGCCTCCAACTCCAGAGGCGACATCACAACCAATTCCGTATCGGCCCTTAACCGCACGGCCATCAGGTCCAGGTCTTGTCCATAAACGTAGATTGCCACCATTCATCTCCTGAAAGGTTTTGCCGACCATGCGACCCTGAAGGTCAGGTGACCGGCCAAACTCGCTCATCAGCCGGGTTATCTCGTCCCCGGCGAAGAACTGCCAGCCGGCCGACTGGGCGTCGATATCGAGGATTTCGGCGATCGCCTTCTTGTTGTAACCCAGCGTCTTGCACATGCCGTCATACCACGGCGAACGCTGCTTGCCGTCCTTCGTGTAGAGGCCCTGGTTCTTCCTGGGGTTATCAGCCCAGTGCAGGCGAACCTTCTCAATCACGTCGTCAGGCAGCTTGGAGAGCCGATAGAACTGGGTGTGAGTGCCGTTGAACGTGCCGTTGAAGATGCGGCAGCCCGAGCACGAGGCGGTATTGAGGTAGAGGGGGCCGGCGTCGGGGACCAGAGGAAATTCGTCAAAGAACATCCCCGTGAAGCGACCACCAATACCGGATCTGCTCGTAGTTGAATCGCCAGCGAAGGTAGATCCCGTATCCTTGTTGGTCCTTGAAAGCTTCGTCCGTGCTAACCTGGGTAATAACCAGTCCGGCTGGTGGTCGAGGCAGAAATCGAACTTCCCGAAGACGCTCTTCATCCCAGTCGTCACATAATCTTCCTTGTAGTGCATTGCGAAGAAGTCGAGCTGGTCCTTGCTGAATTGCCAGTAGAACTGAAAGAGTAGGCCACATATCCACGATCCTCCTTCGTCTCTGGACTTCAGCAGCATCATGTCCCGCTGTGGGCCAGTCTTGGGGCGCAGTGCACGCTGCATGGCCAGGAGGGCCTTGTCCTGGGATGGGTAGGTGACAAATGGCGTCTTGGTCTTCTTGAGCCGTGGGTCAAAGCACCAGACCCAGGTATTCACCCAAAAGAGCAGGTCGTTCTGGGTGCGGTCCTTGAAATAGGCCCGGCGCTTCTTGTTCTGACATGCTTGCCAGACCCAGGCCCGCCACAGGCGGTTGGTGGGAATGTCGCGAGGCGGGGAGAAGTCACTGGGAGACATGATCGCTCTTCACTCGCTTGTCTTTACGCCTCTTGAGCAACTCGTGCACAACGACCATGGACATGGCCTGCATCAAAAGCTTGGCATCATCATAATCGCCGTTGTCCAAAGCCTCGTGGCTCATGGCACGCAACACGTCCCTGGCAACCACATACTTGGAGTATTCGTCACTCACGCAGCACCTTCTTCACCTTCTGCCACTCCTCCCGGAGCAGCCCCTCCATCTGTTCGTCCTTCGCCGCCGCTTCCTCCGTCGCCGCCGGGTTCTGGGCCCGCTCCCTCGTCCAGTAGTCCGTCTCCAGCTTCGACAACAGTGTCAGATAATCCGCCGGCTTCTCCTTCATCATCTTCCGGCAAGCCACCATCCCCGGTGTATCCTCCGTGCTCACCGGCTTCGACTGCACCCACTTCATGTCGAACAACGTCTCCCCCGGCCACGTCTCCCCCAATCCGATTTCGCTTAGGCCCGGCATTCTTCAACCTCCGACAGTCAGCACAGGTCGCTATCCCAATCCTACGACACCTATTGCAAAATGACTGCTTCAAGTCCTCAACCACCCTCGCAATTACCTTCTTCGCCTCCTTCTTCGCAACCCTTACTTCCTTCTCACGAGCACGATTCTTCTCCGGAGTGTCCGTCACATTCGGCGCACCACCTACCTTTCTCCCCCTCCTGATCGGTGCCGGCACCACATACTCACCATTCGTCGCCATGTGCAGCATATTCCTCCGCACCCAGTTAGACACCGTCTCACTATGCGACCTCGCCGCGGCCCTAATAATCAACGCCTCGTCCTCCGTTACCCATGCTCCAACACACACATGATTCCGGCCCATAATAAATTCCTTAAGCTATTTCCATCCTTGACAATCCTATCCCACACTCCATACCATGACAACCCCAATGGAATTACCTTAAGCTTTATCATTCGTGTCATATGGCACAGCACTCCATTGAGATGACGCCCTGAACTGGGAACGGTCCCACGCGAGGACCCGCAGCACCCCACCCCGGTCTGGGTCAAGCC